CTAGCGATTGGGTAATAATAGCAGCTGCTTATATTGGAATTGAAGGAGCAACAAATATTGTAGAAAAATTAATGAAAGCAAAAATTAATAAAAATGAAAATTGAAGTTAAAAGATTACACAAAACTAAGCATTCAACTATAGGAGAAATGACTATTGACGGAATATGGGAATGTTATACACTAGAAGATATAGAGCGTGAGGTAAAAATTAAATCAGAAACTGCAATACCAAAAGGCACATATAAAGTTATAATCAATCAATCAAATAGATTTAAAAAATTAATGCCGTTATTATTAAATGTACCAGGATTCGAAGGCGTTCGCATACACAGTGGAAACACTAATCACGATACAGAGGGTTGTATATTGGTTGGTAGAACTCGCTCTAATGATTTTATAGGGCAATCAAGAAAAGCATTTGACACATTGTTTGCTAAAATGCAAAAAGCAAAAGACATAACATTAACAATATCATAATGAAAAAAATATTATTTATATTAGTAGCGGTAGTATTAGCATCATGTGGAGCTCGTAAAGTAAATATTGAAAAATCCACTGTGAAGAAAGATAGTATTGTGGAAACAAAAGTTACAGTTACAACTTTAGAAAACAAACAGAAAACGGATTCTACAAATATAACTACAACTATTGACGATCATGAAATAACAATCACACCAATTGACACATGTAAAGAAATTGTGGTAGAAGGTAAAGTTTACAAAAACGTTGTTTTAAAGATCAAAAAAACAAAGACTAATAGTTTATATATAAATAAAAAGAAAGAGTCAGAAACAAAGCTTAAAGATTCCGTAGCGACTATTAAAGCAAATAAAACAGAAACATCTGAGTCAAAAGCAAAACATATTGAGAAGCCGGTAGACTATTGGTGGATTCTGTGGATACTTTTATTAATATTAACATTATATCAATTATGGCGAAACAGACTGTCGTTGCTAAAGTTATTGTAAAGACAATATCAAGACCTGGAGTTCATGCAAAAACAAAAACTTCTAAAATTAAAAGCTCAAAGCTTTATAAGAAAGCGTATAAAGGGCAAGGTTAGTTTTAAACTAGTAAATTAAATATAGTTATTTACTACGTAATAATAGAGTTATAATACAATTAAATCAAATCAAATAAAATGGAATTTAACTTACCAAGTCAGATTGTAAAAGATCTAAGTTTCGGAGACGAAGCTAAAAACAAAATAATGAATGGCGTCGAAAAATTAGCAAACGCAGTAAAAAGTACTTTGGGTGCTTCAGGAAAATGCGTGATATATGAAGACGCTATGGGTAGACCGGTGATAACAAAAGACGGTGTAACCGTTGCAGAAAGCGTAGTCTTAATGGATCCGGTTGAAAACATAGGTGCTACCTTAATAAAAGAGGCGGCGAGCAATACAGTAAGAGAAGCGGGAGACGGTACTACAACAGCAACTGTCCTAGCTTACTCATTATTGAAAAATATAAATGAATATAAGGGATCAACTAAAAGCAGAGACATTAGAACGCAAATTAATGAGTGTGCTGAAGAGATTATAAAATACTTAGATGAAACAAGTATTCCGGTTGAGGGAGACATGCTGAAGCAAGTTGCCTATATAAGTTGCAATAACGATAAAGAACTTGGAGATAAGATTGGAGAAGCTTTTGAGAAAGTTGGGAAAAATGGAATAGTCCTTATGGAAGATTCGCCAACAAACGAAACTTACGTAGATTTTGTTGAAGGTACACAATTTGATTCTGGCATTAAGTCTCCGCATTTATATACAGATAAAGATAAAGGCACGGCTGTATTAGATAATCCTTATGTATTAATAGTTAGTTCGCCAATACCAAATATAAGAAGAATACAAAGTATACTTGAGCATGTTGTAAAAACAAAGGGCAGTTTACTTATAGTTGCAGAAGTTGAACAACAACCATATGCAACATTATTAGCAAATAAAGTAAAAGGCAATATTAGAGTTAACATCGTTGATCTACCAGGATTTGGTCCTACTAAGCAAGATACGATTGAAGACTTAGCTTTACTAACTGGAGCTACTGTAATAAACGAAGAATTAGGAGATGATTTGGACTTAATAGATATTAGTGTATTAGGACAAGTAATTAAATCAGTTACAGATTCAAAAAGCACTATATTACAAGTTAGAGATATTGATGAAGATATTGCTGAGAGAATCAAAGATGTAGAGACAAAGATTGCAAAAGAAACTAATGCTTACATAAAGAAAAAATTAGAGCAAAGATTGTCGATGCTAACCGGTAAGGTCGGTGTATTATATGTCGGAGCAGATTCTGCAGTTGAATTAAAAGAAAAGAAAGATAGAGTTGAAGATGCATTACATGCAACAAAAGCAGCTTTGATCGATGGTATTGTACCAGGTGGTGGCGTTGCTTTGCTGAATGCTTCACAAGTAATAAATTCAGATTCACACGGATACGATATATTGCTTAATTCTATACAAGCTCCATATTATACAATTTTACAAAACGCTGGGTTTGAAGATAAATTAAATCCTAAGCAATTTGTAGAATCACAAGAAGATTTAGAAGATAGAGAATGGTTAGGGGTTGGTATAGATGCAACTTGCGGTTGTTATAAAAACATGGTTGAAAATGGAATCATTGATCCTGTGTTAGTTACTAAAGCTGCATTAAAAAACGCAATAAGTGTTGCTACAACAATTACTTCTGCTGATTGTATAATTTCAAATATGAGAAGCATTGAAAGCAATTAATCACTTTATTATTATAGAAAAAATTAAAGAAGCTCCGAAGACAGTAGGAGGTCTTGAATTAACGCAAAATCAAAACCACGACGTTAGGTACTTAAAAGGTAAGGTAATCAGTGTTGGAGATAGGATTGAAAATTTACTTAAAGAAGGTGACATTATAAGATACGATAAACATGCTGGTCATGGAATTGAATGGAATGATGAACTTTATTTTGTTATAACAATTGGAGATGTAGTTATTGTTGAATGAGAATAGAAGCTACTGATTTGCGAGATATGAATTTACTTAAGTATTACAGGCTTGTTAGAAAATGGGCCTGTAAAACTTATGAATTAACCGATGCAGATCTAGAACTATTAATATATCTTGATTGTAAAAAGCATTTTACACGTAATGATTTTATAGAAGGTGCTTATACATACTCTTGGGATAAAGTAAGATGGGAAAGATTAAGGCGAGATGGGTGGATTGATATATGGAGAGCTAGGAATAGAACAACTATGAAGTTTAATATATACCAAACATCGTTTAAATGCAAAAAGTTAATTACAAGAATATATAGAATACTATTGGCACAAGAAGATATGCCAACATCATATAGAAGTAAATTTTTTAATAACAAAACATATACAGAAAAAGTCTATAATAAGGCGATTGATGATATGATAAAAGACAAGGAGAGATAATTATGGGATTTAAAATGAACCCTAAAAGTGTTTTGTTTGGTATGCATGAAGATTCGTCCATATTTGGCACGCCTGTTTTTAAAAAAGACGATATGGGTGAAGGTATAGAAGCTGAAGCAAATAGAGATGGCACTATATTTATTAATTCGAAAATGCCTGAGCATAAAATAAAAGATGCTGTTGAACATGAAAAAGTTCATTTAGATCAAATAGCTCAAGGAAGATTACAATATTCTGAAGATTCTGTAACTTGGAAAAAAGATACAAGATCTCCGGCTAGAGTTTATAAAAGAGCAACAATGAACGAAGGGCATCCAGATTTTGAATGGGAAGCCGAAGCATATAAAAAATAATATTATGGCAATAAGATTCAGAGGTGGGTTTAAAATGGAGGCTAATAGTCTTAACCACATAATCCAAACACAAAATCAACACGGATTTCAAGATAAGTCAGCAACTGGTCATCAAGCGGGTGTTGGTGGAGAAGAGACTTCATTAGCTCAGGCTAAAGCGTCATTTGAGGCAAGAAGGTCTGACACTATGAAACCATGCGTTCCAATTACATCAAAAAGTCGTGGATCTTATGTTACATCACCTACAAAAATAAATGCAGATTTAATTGCTGGAGAAGCAGGTGTGCATAAAGAATTTATGGATGCGGCTGAAGTTGTTGGGAAATCATTTGAAAAATATAAGCCAAAAACAAAAACCGCAGCAACTACAAAAGAAACACAATCTAACTAATAACACAAAAAATATGGCTAACAACATACCAATAACGGCTAGAGTAAACAGAGGTTTATTTAGTCAAAAAAAATCACCTGTTCAAGAACCTTTATTAAGTGTTGGAGTTGCTGGTGTTTATGGCAATAATGAAACTAGAACTATTCCTGCTCCGTCAAAATTAATGAGTTCTCCTTTTAAACAAGTGAGTAAAAGCAAATCAGCTGGAGAAAAAATTTTAGAGCAACAGTCAGCTGGAGGCGGAACAAAAGGAACTACTGAAACGATTACGGTTCCTGGTGGTACCAAAACTATACCAGGTAAAACACATGTGCCAAATGAAAATGCTTGGTGGAGAAGTCGTACTCCTCAACAGAAAGCGGAACATAATGCGAAAATTAAAAATGATCCGCAATATAAACCTACAACTATAAAAGAACCAGATACAAATAAAATTATTGATAAGCCAGGAAAAGAAGTAGAGTTAAGAGTATTCCATGAAGGAGACGCAATGGCGTCATTTGGTAGAAGACAAATTGACAGAGCTATTACTCATACTGCAAGAAAAACAAAAAGAGCAGAAATAGACTTAGCTAAAGCAAAAGCAAAAGCAGACGGATTGACTGGTTCAGCAAAAAGTGATTTTATTTCTAAAGCAAAAGATGCGGCTAGATTAAAACAAGCTGAGACAAAAGCAAAGGGTTATGGAGCAAATGCCCAAAATGCAGTTTTACAATCAGAACAATCAAAAAGTTATGGAGGTACAATTTTAGGAACACAATTAGATCAAAGTAAAGAGCAAATAAAAAATGCTTCGGAAGCTACTGCGGCTACTGCGGCAGATGATCAAATGCAAATTGCGGCGATTACTAAAACTATCCCTGGGACATATGATCAATCAAATAAAAACCCTGCTGGATCAACTTCAACTTCAACCCCACCGGTTACAAAAGCTCCAAGTAGTGTTGAACCTGCAGCAACTGATGTTAAAGCCGCTGAAACACCTAAAGCAGAGTCTGTAGAAAAGAAAAAGCCAACGTCTCAAATGACAGAGGACGATACGCCTCCTGATTCAGCTGCATATAAAAAAGTAAATAGTTTCTTTGTAAAGAAATCTCCTTTAAAAATGAAATACTTTAGATAATGGCTTACGTTCAGTGCAATTCACCGTTTAAAAAATTACAACATACCACTACTGGTAAGGGTCGTCATTTTTTAACAGCAAAAGAAGGCGCCGGTATGACACAAGCCGGTAGAAACGCGTATAACAAAGAAACAGGTGGCGACTTAAAAGCTCCGCAACCTGGGGGAGGAGCAAGAAGAGATTCTTATTGCGCTAGATCAAAAGGGCAAATGAATATGCATAATATAGATTGTTCTAAGACTCCAGATAAAAGAATATGTGCTGCCCGTAGAAGATGGAAATGTTAATATCATGGAATCAAAAGGCTTAGGCGATACAATACTAAAAATAACAAAAGCAACCGGAATTAAAAAAGTAGTTGATACAATATCAGAAATAACTGGTATAGATTGCGGTTGTGATGAAAGGCAAGAGACACTTAACGAAGTGTTTCCTTATAAAAAGAAAAAAAATAAACAATCAAATTAATTAAAATGGAATTAGTAAAAAACAAGATTACCCCAGAAGAACTAGAAAAGTTAAAAACAAAAGTTGATGCAGTTAATAATGTGCAAATCCAAATTGGAGGATTAGAAGCACATAAGCATGAACTATTACATAACATATCTGTATTAGCGTCTGAATTACGTGAAATTCAAAATGAATTAGAAGGCGCTTACGGTGCTGTTAATATTGATTTAGCTACCGGCGAAATTTCTGATGTTACAGATAATAAGGAAGATTAGTATCGGTAAAGACTATAAAAATGACGCCATGCATTATTCTGTTAATCAGGAAGTGTATGGCGGTCATACTATAGCTACTATAATAGAAGAAGAAGATAAGTATTCTATCTATATAGCGAAAGGGGATATTATTATGCCGTGGAAAGACTTTAATAAGAACATGGCAATTTCTGTTGAATACGATCTTTCATATTAAAATGACAAGCATATTTAATTATCTAATTGCTCCTAAAGGGCAAAGAACTACAGGAACCATAGAAGTTGATGGGCAAGAGTTACTATTAAATACAGAATTACAAAACCATCAATATACAAATAGAGTAGGCATCGTAATAAACTTACCACTAGTCGGCGAATCAAATATGTCAATAGGCGATGAGGTTATATTGCATCATAATGTATTTAGACGATTTAGAGACATCAAAGGCGTTGAGAAAAACAGTAAAAACTATTACTCAGAAGATTTATATATAGTTCATCCGGATCAAATATATGCTTATAAAAGCGAAGGCAAATGGAAAGCATTAGACAAATTTTGTTTTATTAAACCATTAAAATCTAAAAATATATTTGATGATAATAACGAAAGACCTTGCATTGGAGTTGTAAAATATGGCAATGATAATATTGAACCGGGGGCTTTAGTTGGTTTCAAACCTGGTATGGAATATGAATTTATAATAGAAGGGCAGAGGTTATACCGAGTACCCACAAATTTAATTACAATTGAATATGAATATCAAGGAGACGAAGAAGAATATAATCCAAGCTGGGCAAAAGGCGGTTGAGGAATTAATAAAAGTAGCTGAAGAAAAAATTCTTGATGGATCAGATGATATATCTGCAGACAGACTTAAGAACGCAGCCGCTACAAAAAAGTTAGCAATATTCGATGCATTTGAAATCCTAAGCAGGATAGAAGAAGAGGAAAGGATATTGGAAGAACGACCAAAAGCAGATACTGAAGAAAAGAAATTTACAGGGTTTGCAGAAAAAAGATCTAAGTAATGTACGAGCAATCATTATATAGCGTAATAACGCCAATAAGAGAAACTACAATATCTAGATTAAACAAAGCAAAGAAATGGGCTTATGGGTACAATAAAGAATACGATATTGTTGTTATAAGCAAGACCGGGCAAATAGGTGAAATATACAAAATACAAAATTTAAAAATAGCTTTGCCTAAAGCCCCAACTAATATAGATAAGAGTACAGATAAATGGACTCCACAGGACTATCCTAAGGAGTTAAAATCTATAAATAGTATATTTGATTGGAGAGATTATCCGGAGCCGTTTAAAGAGAAGTGGGGTGCTTATATTGACGATCAGTTCAACAGAAGAGAACTCGGTCATTGGTTTAATAATAACGGGCAACCAACTTACTTAACAGGTTCACATTATATGTATCTCCAATGGAGTAAGATTGACGTTGGTAAACCAGAGTTTAGAGAATCAAATAGATTATTCTATATATTCTGGGAAGCCTGCAAAGCAGATCCAAGATGTTATGGAATGTGTTATCTTAAGAACAGACGTTCTGGGTTCTCGTTTATGGCTTCTGGAGAAATTGTAAACCTCGCAACAATATCAAGTGATTCAAGATATGGTATATTATCAAAATCAGGTGGCGACGCTAAAAAAATGTTTACAGATAAGGTTGTGCCAATTTCTGTTAATTACCCTTTCTTTTTTAAACCAATTCAAGACGGTATGGACCGTCCTAAAACCGAGTTGGCCTATCGTGTACCGGCTTCTAAATTAACAAGAAGAAAGTTAGATGGTAATAATAAAGTTGAAATATTAACTGGGTTAGATACAACTATTGACTGGAAAAATACCGGAGACAATGCTTATGATGGAGAAAAGTTAAAACTTTTAGTTCATGACGAGAGTGGTAAATGGGAAAGACCAAACAACATTTTAAATAACTGGAGGGTTACAAAAACAACGTTAAGATTAGGTAGTCGAGTTATTGGTAAATGTATGATGGGTTCAACATCAAACTCTTTAGACAAAGGAGGTGATAATTTTAAAAGTTTATATGAAAATTCAGATGTCACAAAAAGAAACGCCAATGGACAGACTCGCTCAGGATTATATAGTTTGTTCATACCTATGGAATGGAATTACGAGGGATTCATTGATTCTTATGGCGTACCTGTATTCAACACTCCAAAAAAACCCGTAGAAGGTCCGTATGGAGAGTTAATTGATATAGGTGTAATAGAACATTGGGGTAATGAATCTGATGGTTTAAAACACGATCAGGATGCTTTAAATGAATTCTATAGACAGTTTCCAAGAACAGAAGAACATGCTTTCCGAGATGAAACTCAAAACAGTATATTTAACTTAGCTAAAATATACGAACAAATAGATTATAACGAAGATTTAAAAAATAGTAACGTCATAACAAGAGGTAGTTTTCAATGGGAAAACGGTGTTAAAGATACAAGAGTAATCTTTTCGCCAAACCCACAAGGTAGATTTTTAATAACCTGGGTACCTAAATATGAATTACAAAATAATTATATAAATAAGAACGGAATAAAGTATCCCGGTAATGAGCACATTGGTGCATTTGGTTGCGATAGTTATGATATATCCGGGACTACTGATAATAGAGGATCAAAAGGTGCATTGCACGGACTAACAAAGTTTAGTATGGAAGATGCTCCTCCAAGCACATTCTTTTTAGAATATGTAGCAAGACCTCAAACAGCAGAGATATTTTTTGAAGATGTATTAATGGCTTGTGTGTTTTATGGCATGCCTTTATTATGTGAAAATAACAAACCAAGACTTTTATATTATTTTAAAAGAAGAGGCTATAGAGGTTACTCTATGAATAGACCCGATAAAATTTGGAATAAACTTTCAGTAACAGAAAAAGAAATTGGAGGTATACCCAATTCAAGCGAAGATGTTAAACAAGCACACGCAGCAGCTATAGAAATGTATATAGATAGATATGTAGGGCTTAATGAAGATGGTGATTATGGAACAATGTATTTTTCTGACACTTTAAACGACTGGGCCAAATTTGATATTAATAACAGAACTAAATTTGATGCGGCGATTAGTTCAGGTTTAGCTATAATGGCTTGTAATAAAGACTTATATAAACCAACCGCAAAGATTGAAAAAGCACCAATAAATTTAAGGATTGCAAGATATGCGCAAACCGGATCAATATCAGAAATAATAAAAAGATAATATGGCTAAAGGAGTAGTAAATAGTTTTTTTCCAAGTCAAGTAGTTAGCGACAAAGAGAAGATGTCCGAAGACTACGGGCGTCAAATTGGTAGAGCAATCACCAACGAATGGTTTGACAGTAACTCTGGAACAACTAGATATAGAAGTAATCAAAATACTTTTCACGCTTTGCGTTTATATGCTAGAGGTGAACAGCCAATACAAAAGTATAAAGATGAGTTATCAATAAACGGTGATTTATCTTATTTGAACTTAGACTGGAAGCCAGTACCGATTTTATCTAAATTTGTAGATATTGTAGTTAATGGTATTGCTGATAGAGAATTTGAATTAAAAGCATATTCTCAAGATCCATATGGCGTAAGTAAAAGAACAAAATATCTTGAATCTATTATTAGAGACAAGCAAACAGAACAGTTAAATCAATTTGCACAAGAGAATTTTGGTATTAATTTATTTGAAAACCCTCCTGCAAAGTTACCTGATTCTGAAGAAGAGTTAGACTTGCATATGCAACTAACTTATAAACAAGGTATTGAGATTGCTGAAGAAATTGCAATAAAAACTATACTTGATGGTAATAGATACGATCTTACAAAAAAGAGATTATATTATGATTTAGCAACATTAGGTATTGCAGCAATTAAGAATAGCTTTACAGAATCTGAAGGGGTTGTGGTTGATTATGTTGACCCTGCTTATTTAGTTTATTCTTATACGGAAGACCCATATTTTCAAGACATATATTATGTTGGAGAGGTTAAGTTTGTGCCACTTAATGAATTAAAAAAGCAATTCCCAAATCTAGCTCAAGAAGATTTAGAAAGAATACAACAACAAGGCTCTCAAAACTACGGTGTTTGGGATAGTAATACTACCAACTATAATAACAATAGAGATCAGAACGTTGTTCAAATATTGTACTTTAATTTTAAAACTTATATGAATGAGGTTTATAAAGTTAAAGAAACTTCAACTGGGGCTTCAAAAGTATTACTTAGAGACGATCAATTTGATCCACCTGTTGAAATGCTTGAGGAACAATTTGGAAAGTTATCAAGATCATTAGAAGTTCTTTATGAAGGAGTAATGGTTTTAGGTACCGATATAGTTCTTAAATGGGAATTAGCAAAAAATATGATGCGTCCAAAAAGTGATGAGACTAAAGTTAAAATGAACTATAGTATCACTGCTCCAAGAATGTACAAAGGTAGAATAGAATCACTTGTTAGCCGTTGTACTGGATTTGCGGATATGGTACAATTGACGCATTTAAAAATGCAACAAGTATTACAAAGAATGATACCTGACGGTGTTTATTTAGATGCTGATGGTATTAATGAAGTTGATTTAGGTAATGGTACAAACTATAATCCGCAGGAAGCATTAAATATGTTCTTCCAAACAGGATCAATTATAGGTAGATCATTTACACAAGACGGTGATATGAATCCTGGCAAAGTGCCGATTCAAGAAGTGCCAACAGGAAGTGGAGGATCAAAATTACAAACATTAATAGCTACGTACAATTATTATTTACAAATGATAAGAGACGTAACCGGATTGAATGAGGCAAGAGACGGCAGTATGCCAGACTCGAGAGCTTTAGTTGGTGTGCAAAAATTAGCAGCAGCAAACTCAAATACCGCTACAAGACATATATTAGATGCAGGTTTATTCTTAACACAAGAAACGGCAGAATGTTTATCTTTAAGAATATCAGATATATTAGAGTATCATCCTGCAAAAGAAGCATTCATACAAAAGATAGGTGGATTTAATGTTGCTACATTAGACGAATTAAATGATTTGTATATTCATGATTTTGGCATCGTATTAGAATTAATGCCGGATGAGGAAGAAAAAGCAATTTTAGAAAACAATATACAGATGGCATTGTCCGCTGGTTTAATAGATTTGTCCGATGCTATTGATATTCGAAATGTAAGAAATTTAAAATTAGCAAATCAATTATTAAAAGTAAGACAGAAGAAACGTCAAGAAAGATTACAAGCAGAACAACAAGCCAATATTCAAGCTCAATCTGAATCTAATATTCAAATGCAACAAGCGGCTGCTCAAAGCGAGATACAAAAAGATCAAGCAATGTTCCAAACTAAAGCACAGTTAGAACAATTAAAAGGGCAATTAGAATCGCAAAGAATACAAACTGAAGTTGCCGCTAAAAAACAGTTAATGGAATTAGAATTCCAATATAATATGCAACTTAAAGGTCTTGAAGTAGAACATGCAAAACAAAAAATGGAAGATGATCAAGACCGTAAAGATCAAAGAGTTAAGTTACAAGGAACACAACAAAGTCAATTAATAGATCAAAAGAAGAATGATTTACCGCCTGTTAACTTTGAATCCTCA